CAAACTTGAGTGCCACTAGCGACATTCTCCAGTATTTCATTCCTGATGTCGATCTATCTATTTCGTCTTATGACCAAGGAATCATCTTTGGTCCTGATGAAGAGATGTACAATACCACTGATTGCAAAGTCATTAGGATCGGTACGGATCTCCGGTTAAGTACCAACTGTGGGACGAAGGATGGGGACTGTGGAATGCTGTACGCAGTTTGTCACAACTCGTCTTGGAAGATAGCTGGAATGCACTTCGCATTATTGGAAAGTTTCTCTGATTCCCGTTCTCTAGCAGCCTTTGTACCCTCACTGGTCATTAGGAAGGCAATTAATGATAATATGGCCTACACCACTTTCCAGTCCGCTGCTGTACTTTCCACGTTCACACCTGATGGTCGTGAGCCCGAGACTCTATCCTTTGAACAAAAGTCGAATGTCTGGAATGCTATAACACAAGGCGCTGAGCTATATTCCTTTGGGAGGCTCTACCCTCCGATACCCGGCATTAGGCCTAAGTCTCGGATTCAGGATTCTCTCCTAGCCACGGATGTTTATCAACATTTTCCTGAGGTTCAACCTGGGGATTATGGTCCACCTGATTTTAAAACACGAAAGGATGATGATGGAGTATGGAAGAATCCAATTTATCATGCTCTAATGGAGACGAATAATGTCGATTTCGATGAGAACGACATTGTCTGCATATATGATTACCTTAGTGGATTTATAGGCACGGATTGTGAAGGTTATAACGTGCTCAGCACGGAGGATGCTATTCGCGGGATACCCGGTAGCTGTCTCCACTCTGTAAACTTGGCTACCTCTATTGGGCCCCCTTTCATGGGGCCAAAGGATAAGTTTATAGACATCCACGGCGCTGACGTTTATGTTTCTCCTACATTGGATGCACAGATGAGAGAGATAGAAGAGGTTCTTGAAGAGGGCTTCAGCCCTCAGATTATGGCAACCATGACCTTGAAGGATGAAGTTCTTAAGAAAGGGAAAGTTGCGAGAGCCTTTTATAATTTACCTGCTGCTGCGAACATTGTGGCGAAG